TCTTCTTCCTCTTCTTCGTTCATAAGATTAGAAGCATAGAGTTTTGCAAGGTCTTCCTTCTTCAAGGATTTCATGTGAGCAACTAAACCATCCAACATTTCTGATTTTAGTTTAGGCATCTCTTGGATTTCTTCAACTTCTTCTTCAACTACTTCTCCCTCTAACTCTGTCTCTTCCATACCTTGTGTTTTAACAGATTTAGCATCACCCTTTGCTTTGAGTGTGTTAGTTGCACCAGAAGTTTTTGCTTTTTGCATATCTTCCTTTTCTTGTTTTAACTTAACGGAGCTTGGATTTGTGGCGGAAATGGTCTTTGCATTAGCTGTGACTTCTTCCAACTCTTCCAATTCTTCCATCTCTTTATTGAGTTGTTCAGACATATTTAAGTCTCCTAAGTAAATTAGTTAGTTATATTTATAAAATTAGAGTTTTGAAAGAAACATTTCAAAGGCCTCAGCCTGTTTATTAGCGGAAGCAACTCTATGAATCCTTGCAACTTCTTCTTCTCTAAGAATTCCATTGTCCCAGATCCACTCTTTTCCTTCCATAATTCCTTCCACAAACGCCTTTGGTGCTGATGGATCAGCAACGATATCTCCTGCTGTTGCAAGATAAAAATCGTCTTTGACATAATTGGTCTGACCCCGTTTTTCAAGTGTTCCCATTCCTCTACTAGAGACTCCAAGTTTTGCACCTGCATTTAGCAATTCCTTGACGATCTTACCATTTGGTGTGTCAAGAATCTTTGCTTTCCCGATGATATTATTACCTTCGGGTACAAGCTCCTCAATCATGTGAGAAACCCTATCCAGATTGACAGTTGGCCCTTCTGGATGACCTAGTTCGCCGAATGCTCGTTTAGATTCGACTAATTCCTTATTGTACCGAGCAACTTCTTTTTGAAGAACATTAAGAGGATATACTCGACCATTACGATTCTTCGTTTCAGCCTGCATAAAGACCCCTTTAATTTTCATATCCTTACCATTTTTTCCTTCGGTAAGAATCTCAAAGTCATCGTACATTTCTGTGATTAATTTCATATTTCCTCTTAATAGTGATGTGCTATTGCAACTACAGACATAGCATTTTCGCAAGTAATAGTATCTGTTGGTTGTTTTGCGAGAGTTATAACCTCACCAGCTACAAGGTCGATTACTCCTGCATACGGCGATGTTCCCGATGCAGCTGTAACTGTAACAGTTCCAGCATTAGTTGCACGAATACGGACAGCTGATGCTTTACCTATATTATTTGCTGAAGTTATAGCGGCTGCAGTTCCTTTTAATTGTAACATTGTTTCTCCTAAAGTGTGAGCATTTCTTTATCGAAATACTTTAATATATCTTTTTCTTTAACCCCATTTTTCTTTGCGACCTTTGCAACTGTTTTATCAAATGTACTCAAAAAATCCTGTGGGTTTGATTCCAATACAGCAAAGACCTCATCAACAGCAGTTTTCATCTTTGGTGAAAGTTTCTTATACTGTGCTGATTTTCGATGCTCATCCTTTTCTATAACTTGATGAAATTGGTTAAATGTCTTCACCTTCGGTATCATCCTCTTGTGGAACGTGTTGTGTCACTAAAGAATTTGCAACTTGAACTCTTTTCAAATCCAATGCACTTCCGACTTTTTGTGCAATAATAGATTTAAATGCACTTTCAGCTTCAATTTTATTATCATCAACTAATGCACCTAACATATTTGGTATACTCATAATTTATCTCCTGATGTCAGAATTTGGGTTTGTTCCTCTTCAGGCTCATCATCTTCTGGCGGTTCCTGTTGAGGTGGTTGTCTTTCTGGTTCATTATCATCTCCACCATCGTCATTTGGTTCAATGTCTGGTGGCTCTGGTTCTGAATCAATAGATTTCTGCATATCCTTGATTTCTTCTTCGGACATACGGAAAACGTGCTTTTGAACATATTCTTTGGAGAACCATTCTCCAATATAAGGTTCTATTGTATTTAGTATTTCTAATCGGTCACGCAACATATCCATGTCACGTTGTTCTGCATAATGACCATCTTTTAGGTACTGATATGTAATATTATCTTTAATTGATGGCCAATCTTCTTCTGCAATTACTCCCTTGAGTATCAATTGTGTCTTCAGAACATCGTTAAACAGGATGTTAAATTTTGCTCTAAGTTTTTGGATAAATTTTGTAAACTTGACTTCATCCCTTGTAATCTCTGCACCCCTACCCATGTTAAAGGTAGATTCTGTCTCAAGTCTTGAAACTGGTATATTAAGAGATCTGTAGAGTTTTCTTTGAAAATATACGATATCTTCAATCTCTCCAAGGTTTTGTCCGCCTGGAAGTGTAGTAATCTCTGTTCCTCTTCCACCTTCTCTTCTTGGTAACCAGAAATCTTCCAGCATACTCATTTGATTTCTATCGTCACGAATCTCACCTGTGGCCGCATTATAGACCAACTTGTTTCGATACCGATTCATAACATCTTTGAGATACTGCTCTGCCTTTACCTTTGGAAGATTACCAACATCAATGTAGAAGATCCTTCTTTCAGGAGCTCTTGAGATACGATAGATGACTACCGAATCCTCAATCATTCTGAGTTGGTTTACTGGTTTGATTGCTTTGTGAAGGTAGGACATGACCATAGCCCTTGTTGGGTCATGTAATCCAGATGGACAATATGCAACCGAATCTTTTGTTAATTTTAAGTTTCCGCCTGTGGAAACTTGATGCATTCCTTTTTCATTATATTGAAAATAATCGTCTTTGATATTTACTGTAGGGGTTCCTTTTTTAGATACGTCTTTTTCAACTTTCTTGACCCTCTTTATTTTCATCCCATCAATATAACGTAATTCTTGTATTCCTTTTTTCAGATCAGATTCGTCTACAACTTTATGATAATGTATTCTTCCGTCAATATACCATCTTCTAAAAATATCATGTGCTTTATTATTGAAGTCAAACAGGCGGAGAACTTGTTGAAACTCTTGTCGTACTCTTGTTTTGATTTTACTAGTGTATGGAAGTCCATCAGTATTGATGGTTACTGTATCTCGACCATATTCCATATTGATTGCTTCATTTACAATATCTTCTATTGCAAAATCACATTCTGGATGCTCTGCGGCACTTCGATACCTACGAATAAGATCATATTCGCTTTTTGCCGATGCATCTAAATCAAGATATTCGCTGTAGAATCCAGCTTGGGTAGTCGCCCCGTCTTCAGGTTCAGGGAGAATAAAACTAGGTTGTTCTCCCTGTCCCTTAGACGCTCTTGTTATTTGAAATCCAAATAAATTCGCCATAATACTCCGTAATCAATATTAAATATTTATACGGATTATTAACTGGTAGTATTTGATTCAAAAAACTGGTAGCGATATGTTACCTCAAATTCCTCCACAGCATCGTTAGTATCGTAAGCTACTTCGATTGGTGCAATCGTCATAGGAAAAATACCACGAAACGTGTAAGATTTGATTACCTGTCCAGCACGATCAAGTTGGTCAATAAAAGCATCAACTTGATAATCGGATGGATTAGATAGACCACTATTATCAGAAAGAGCATTGATTCCATTCATCCATCGCTCCATGGCATTACGGATGAGAAAATCATTGTCATTCATGACAGTAGTTGTCCATGTCTCAAAAGTTCTGTCTCCAGCAATATACAACTGTCGGCCCCTGAAAGGAACTGCAATCTCTCCCAAGGTCATGCCTGGGAGATTAGAAGCCCTAGTCAGAAAAGACATAACCCTTGTCTCTCCACCTGTAGTTGAATAGCCGGGAAATGGCATGGTAACTTGGAACTGATTTGCCCTTGCACCACCACCTTGCATTACTGCTTTGAAGTCATTTATGTTTGCCATTTATCCTCCTATGCCCCAACTACTTCTGCGAAATCCACACCAGTTTTAGTGGCAATGAAATTCAGAGAAATAAAGTTAATAGACCGAGCAGGTTTGACAAAAATGTCAGCGACAAACTCGTTACGATCAACAACCGAGCCTGGGTTATTAGTTGTATCACAAACTACTAAGAAGTCTGTAACACCCCTTCGACCCTGTACATCACGGAGAAAAGGTTCGACTTGATTTCTGAAGTCGGCACGTGTAAACTCATCGTTGAACTCAAACAACTGAAATTTAGCAGCAGTCGAGATTGCTTTCTCAAGAGTGATAAACAATCTTCGTACATTGATTCTATCAAATGCACTTGGTTTTGACTGAGCAGTTTTGTCTCCAAATAGAACTGTTCCTTGGCCTGGAAAAGAACAAACTGGATTCACTCTTGCTTTATAAAGAATGTCTCTGTTTGCCTTCTGAGGATTGTATGCAAGTTTAACTGCACCCCTCACCTGACCACGATTGAATCCGCCTGGACTGAACCATGAGTCTGCGACCAAATCTGTTCTTGCACAAAGACCAGCCATATCTCCGTTCAATGGAACGAATCGGTATACATCATTGTACTTGTCGTACATATACTTGTACCCACTGTCAAGAAATCCGTATGAACTAGAAGGCATCTTGTCCATGAATGTTTTGACATTTGATGTTTGAGTTATCTCACTCGAAACTCCAACAACAGTACTTGATGGTGGTGAAACAAATGCAACTGTATCTTTTCGATCAGTTGCCATATCAATTGCATTGATAGCATCTGTTCCGTTTGTTCCATCAATTTCTTTACCATTCATCAGAAGTGAAAGTTCAACTGTCTCTGTATCTTTTAAAAGATCAAATCCAGATTTCTTTTCTCCCGATGTGATTGCATAGTCATCAGCACCATTTACAAGAGTGACAGTATGAATACCTTCAGCTGCACTTGCACCAAAGATAGTTGTACCCTGTGCTGTAATGGTATTACCATAACCAGTTCCAGCACTTCCTGAAACATGATCCATGTTGTAAATGTATTGTGACTGATTATAGAGAACATCACGATAGTAGTTTGTACTTCCGTCTGCTTTCTTTGCATCAGACAACTTGGAAAGTCCCTCAAAGGTTTCCAAGACAGCGCCTGGGGTTCCTGTGATTGCTCCATTACTGTCAATAACTACAATATGCAGTTCATCGGCAGTATTAACACCAGAGCGGTCTTTTACATAGTCAGATGTGCCTGGGGCCGATGTGAATAAATCATAAAATTCCCATCGTCTACGAACATTCTGTGCATCAGCAATAACTCCTGTGCCTGGTGTGCGAATACCACCTTCAGTATTTGCAGAACCAAATCTTTCAAAAGTTATTGTGTGTGAAGAAATATTTGTTACCTTATATTCTCCACCATCAGCTTCTCCAAAGTTGATGATATCACCAACATTATATCCTGTACCTCCACTGTTATCTGCAACGAATGAGGTTGCACCACCATCCAATGCATCTTCTACTACACCAGCGGTATTTTCACCACCAGCAAATGTTTGTTCAAACTCAGCAGCACTTGGACATACGGAAACTTTTAATCCATTTCCCCATGTACCAGCAGTTCTAGCATTGTAGAGTCCTGTGTCTGCTGTTCCATCAGCATAATTATTAGTATAATCTTCAGTTGATTTAATCAAAATAGCTGTTTTTCCACTCTCGCAAGCATTTTTCAATGCACTTTCTGCTCTTACTACTCTCAATGCATTTCCGTAACCCAAAAAGTTAGCGGCACAAAACCAATCTTCAAATTGATTACTATCAGATTGAGGTTGTCCAAAGACAGAAACAAGTTCTTCTTCGGATGCAATTGCAGTAATTTCACCGACTGGCCCTTTTTGTGCGGCCATGACGATACCAGCAATGGATGTTGCGACAGCAGGAATTACGTTTGTTAAATCTTTTTCTGTTACCTGTACGCCAGGTGAAACTTGAAACGCCATTCCATCTCCTTAAATTAGAAGTGTTATCCCCTATATTTAGACATTTGAGGTTCTTCAGAGGGGTTTTTATAACATAAATATGTTATTATGACCCATTACGAGAAGTACAAAGATACAATCAAAGAGGGAGTAAAAAAAGCAAGGAGAAAACGTGATATATGGATTAACGAATACTTGGCCAACAAGTCATGTGTACACTGTGGGGAATCAGAAACGTGTGCCTTGGTCTTCCACCCTGACAACAAAGAGATCCGAATCATTTCAAGATCAAAAGGACTCAGAGAAAAACTCAGAGAGCCTATACTGGAAAAGATTAGGAAGAATAAGATTGTGTGTATGAATTGTAGAAGTAAGTTAGATAATGATATAGAATTATCACCAATCCTCTAACCACTCACGATGGGATTCAACTACAGGAGAAAAAGTAGATCCGTATTCATCAATTGATTCTCCTATTCGGACTCCATATTCATCATTCATACCATCCAAAACAAACCCAAAAGGAGCCATATCTTGGTCTACAAGATCCTCTTTTTCTTTCCATAGTTGTTGACGAATATCCATGTTGGTTAATTCTTTGAAATAAGTTTGGTCTGATAACCATCCAAACAATACCATACACATTACTAGATCATCAGTTGCACCCTCATCAGCTTCATAAGATTGACCTTTAGATACAAATGTTGTCAATTCTACGATGGTATCAAAGTCCTGTATAAAAATCTTATCTGCTTCCAGCATAGTCTTGAAATTAGAACATCCAACCTTCTTGAGTGCCTTGGTTGTTCTTACTCCCAACTGTGCTTTCTTACCAGAGAATCCTCCCCCAGCCATTTGACCATTTCGGCCGTGCATAGTGGTCATGATAAGGTTATCATATTCTAGATCAAACTGTAATGCATCAGCAACTTGAGCTCCAATATCGTTGATCTCAATCATCACGTATGCAAGGTTATATGCATTTGCAACCTTGTATATGATCTGAGGGAAGTTCATAGGTTTAATCTCATTGTCTCTATATACTGCAACTTGCTTATAAGGAACCTCTGAAACATCCATCACTACAAATGCAGAGTAATCACTTGCAATACCTCTAGATACATCAGCAACTAGAACATAGGCTGAGTCTTGTCTAGGTTTCTCATATACCTTGAGTCCTGCATTATCTTGAAGAGGATTATTATGTGAGAGAGATCTAAGTTTTGCTGGTGTAATGAGTGTATTGACAGACCCAAGAAACTCACATTCAAACTCTACATTGAACTGTTGTTCACTTGTGTTCTTGATTGTTTCCTGTTTCCAGTTATCATCACGGCCAGGAACTTCACTCCAATGAACCTCAATAGGAATGTAAGAGTTTCTACCATGTTCTGCATCATTCCACATTTTGTAAAACATATTCATTCCATGTGGTGTACTTACCATCATTACCTTGGATGTTTTACCAGAGGAAATTGTAGGATAGACTGAGCTGAAGAACTGTTCTGCAATATTGTTTGGAACGTATGCAAACTCATCAAGGAAGATGATGTTGTAAGATCCACCTCTGACTGCACTTGAGGATGTTGCGCTTGCAAGAATCTTAGAACCATTTTCTAGTTCAAGAGATCCCTTGTTCCAAGTCATAACCCCTTGTTGCAACCACTTTGGTAGATGCTCGTATGCGAGTTGTAGCCTTCCTAAGAGATCCCTTGCAACTGCAGCCTTATTTGCAAGAATCGCAACATTGACTGAGGAATTGAAAAGACAGTAGTGTAAGAGGTATGCAATAATTGTTGTAGATTTACCAGACTGTCTTGGGAGTTTGCAGATGGAGAAACGATTGGTATGAAAGGTCTGTACCATGTCTCTTTGAAAAGGGTAGAGGTCAAATGGTACAAGTCCTTCATCAATACTTACTATCTTGATATAGCTTTCGATGAAGTAGGCCGGGTCTT